ACGTCTATCGGCTTACTAGCTGATGTTCTGTATATTAAGGGAATTATTTGTTACGAGGAATTTGAAGATATTATGAATGCGATTACACCTCAAGACTTGTATAAAGTTGTAGAAGGGATGCTGACTGACAAGTATAACGTGTATAGGAAGGGAGAAGCGTATATTGGGTACAAAAAGCTTTAAAGTGTCGGAGAATGTTGTTGGTACTGTCGAAACGACCGATGAACAAGATGAGTTTCACGCAATACTTGCCCTCTCACCCAAGATGCAACGTTTTATTCACTTGTACAGCACCGGAAGTTACACTATTAATAAATTAGCGCAACTTCTTGAAGTACACCCAAATACACTTGGGAATTGGTTGAAACGTTCTGATGTGAAGCAGATTCTTGCTGACATGCAGGAAACTACTCATGAAGTGGTTACGAATCAGCTAAAAACTATGACAGCTAAAGCCGCCGATAAACTTTCTGCGTTAATTGATTCACCTCTTGATGCGGTAGCTTTGCAAGCGGTTAAAGACGTTCTTGATCGTGCAGGACACAAGCCTAAGAACGAGATTAAGATTGATAAAACTGTTACTACTATTGAGCAGAAGATGAGTGAGTTGATTGACAGAACCATTATTGATGTGGATGGTGGTACTGTTGAGTAAAACTAAAGAACAAATTTTCTACGAGCGGTTGAAGTCTGACCGCGCTTTTTATATCGAGAATTTTCTAAAAATTCGTAATAAATCTGCTCAACTTATTCCTTTTAAACTTAATCATGCTCAAAAAATTGTTGTTGATTTGATTAGGAAGTGTGAGGAAGAAGGAAGACTAAAGAGATTTATTGTACTAAAAGCCCGACAAATGGGGTTATCAACCTTCTTTGAGGGCGAAATTTTTAGGGCAACTGTAACAAATTCGCTTACAAATTCTCTTATTGTTGCGCATCAAGATAGTTCAACTCAAGCATTGTTTAATATGAGTAAATTATTTTTTGATGAATTGCCTGATGTGCTGAAACCTATGAAAAAGTACTCGAACGGTAAGGAATTAGTATTTGAAAATCCAACAACTGATGATAATGTTAAACAAGAAAACCCCGGCTTGCGTAGCAAGATAACTGTAGCAACTGCTGGTGCAGGTGAAGTAGCACGTGGTATGACGATACACAACTTCCATGGCTCTGAAGTAGCGTTCTGGCCTGATGCGAAGACAACTATGCTAGGTTTGATGCAAGCGATACCGGATACTCCTAACACGTTTGTAGCGTGGGAGAGTACAGCTAATGGAGTAGGTGACTTTTTTCATGAAATGTGGCAAAAAGCGGTTCGTGGCGAAAATGAGTTTATTCCTGTGTTTCTGCCTTGGTTCATCGACCCCGGATATACTCGACCTTTCCGTAGTGACGCTGAACGAGAACAATTATTGGATGAGATATCAGGGATAACAACCGACTCGCAAGGTAATCCCATCAGAACGTATGATTATGAATTGATGCAGAAGTTTAACTTAACTCTTGAACAACTTAATTGGAGGCGTTATACAGTTGCAAACAAATGTCAGGGAGACGAAATCCTGTTCATGCAAGAATACCCCTCCACACCTGAAGAAGCGTTTATCTCATCGGGAAGACCGAAATTCAGCATTAAAGCGCTTAAAAAGTACCAGACTATCACTAAAGAACCAATTGCAAGAGGTTATCTCTTTGATAAGGGTGGTAGAGTAGAATTTGTCGAGGATAAACAAGGTTATATCTCGATTTGGAAGAAGCCTGAAAGTGGCACTTCATACGCAATTGGTGCAGATGTTGCTGAAGGTCTTATTCAGGGTGACTATAGTTGTGCTGTTGTTGGAAATAGTGAGTTTGATATTGTTGCCACATGGCATGGGCATATTGACCCTGATTTGTTTGGTACTGAGTTGGTTAAGTTGTCTCGCTATTATAACGATGCCTATCTTGGAGTGGAGAATAACAACCATGGACTCACAACACTCTCGCAAATCAAAAAATTAGAATATTGGAATCTTTTTTTCACCAAATCATATGACAAAATTGCGGACACACAAACTCAAAAACTTGGTTGGACAACTTCTTCTCGTACTAAGCCATTTATGATTGATAAGTTGGCTGAATTTGTTCGTGAACATTACTTAGGTATTTTTAGCGATCAGATTATAAGTGAGATGTACACGTATGTTATTGGTGATGATGGGAAGACAAATGCCCAATCAGGGTGTTTTGACGATAGTGTAATGGCTACTGCTATCATGTTACAATTGCTATTGGAAGGAAAAGGTGAACATTACGTGCCGGAGATTCCCATTGAATCAAGAGGAAAGGGTGCACGTGATATTGTTGACCCTTCATTTGAAGCAGATAAAAATGTTGATGAGGTAGCTGATTAAGGGGGGATGGAATATGAAAGAAGAAATTAAGTATAAAATTTATCGTAAAAAGAATTCTATTAAACTTATTGCTATTATTGAGAATGGTGATTATCTTGTTCAAAATGAAGGAATTCCTGATGATTCTTGGGTTATCCCAAAAGATGTTTTTGAATCCACTTACGAGGAAGTGGTTTAATGGCTAATGTGAAAGAAATGTCAGAAGAACAAAAGTTAGCAAGTTTTTGGAATATGAAGTTTAAAGATGCTATGGTTGCAAAAGCACCTTATGTAAAAGAGTGGAACACTTATTTTAACGCTTATTATGGTGATTATTTTAAGAATGTAGACTTGCCTGATTATAAGAGTAACTTTGTTGCTAACTACATTTGGTCTGTTGTTGAAACGATTCGTCCTATCATGGTCGATCATGACCCTAAGTTTCAAGCACTTCCACGTCAACCAGAAGGTGCGGCATTCGCTGATGATTTGCAAGAAGCACTTTCTTATGAGTGGGATAGGGAATGTATGACAGAGAAATTGTATCGTGACTTGATTATGACACTTGTTACAGGTACTTCTGTTTACTTTTTGTCTTGGGATGAAGGGAAGAAAGAAATTAAATGTACTTCTGTTAGTCCATATAACCTGTTTCCCGACCCACTTGCAACATCAGTAAAGGATGCTGAATATCTTATTTACGCATCATATAAGAATGCTGATGTCTTGAAACGCGCATTCCCTAAACATGCTGAAAAGATTAGTGGTGGACAGATTAATTATGGTGAGTTAGTACGTGACAATAACAAGAATGCACGTGTTGATAATCAGGTACTTGTACTTGAAGTTTATACACGTGATTATGAACGCAATGAAGTACAGATGAAAGATTATAAGGTTTTAACTATGAAATATCCTAAAGGTCGAATTATTACAATTTGTCCTGAATTGGGTATTGTACTTGCTGATAGACATAATCCTTATGATGATGGGGAATTTCCATTTGAATTATTGAAAGACTATGATATTCCGGGTAAGTTTTGGGGTATTGGTGAAGTTAAACAACTTCTTTCTCCACAACAATATATGAATGAGTTGAATAACGCTATTCTTGATAATGCAAAGGCTACTGCAAATATGCCGTGGATTATTGATAAGAATGCTGGTATTCCTCAGGGTGGATTGAAAGCAAGACCTGGACTTGTTGTACGTAAGAATCCGGGTAGTGAAGTTAGACGTGAACAGGCACCTAGTATGCCAAATTATGTTGTTAATGCTGTTGAAACATATAAGCATGATATGGAGCAAGTCTCTGGTATTTTTGATAGTTTGAAAGGTAATTCTGAAACTGGTGTATATACTGCTCAGGGTATTCTTGCACTACAAGAAGCAGGACAGGCACGTGTTCGACTTAAAGTTAAACTTATGGAACAAAGTCTTGGTAAGTTGGCTTGTAAATGGTTTAGTCGCATGAAACAATTCTGGAAACAGGATAAGTGGATGCGTATTACACGTATTGATGGAAGTTATGATTTCAAGAAGTACACCACATCTAAACTGAAATACGATTACGATATCAAGATTACTGCCGGTAGTACTATGCCTGTAAATCGTGGTGCTATGCTTGATTTGATGATTCGTCTTGCTCAAACTCCTATGCCTGATGGTCAAAATTTGGTTGACCGTGAAGCAGTTGCACATTACCTCCCTCAAGAGATTAACTCTGCCCTCATCAGAAGGATGGGTGACAAACAAGCTGAGTTGGAACAAGTTAAGAAACAACTTGATCAAGTTGTGCAACAGTTCCAACAACTTGTGCAGGAAAATCAGAAGAACGATCAGCAAACTTTGCAAACTGTTGAACAAGTTGCTTCTGCTATTGAAGGGTTAAATAAGAAAATTTTACAACTTCAAGGTGAGCATGATACATTGGTCGAAGAACAGAAGAAACAGGAAGAAATTAATAAAATAAAAGACCAATCGTTTAATGAAGGCTTTCAAAATGCTGAGAAACGGTTGAGTGATTCTTCCGGTGGAAATGTTCAGCAAGATTTGGGTATGCCTCAAGACCTTCTCAATGGCATTCAAGGTATGAGTGACGATGAGTTGGAGTTACTTATGATGCAACACCCTGAGTTGCAAGATTTGATTAAGTAAGCACGATTCCCACGTTAAGTGGTGCAACACACAATTTTGGAGCAAACCCTATGTGGATTCCAAGGAGGAAGAACAAATGAATATTGATGAATTCCGCGCTTTGAAACAACAGCAAGAGACTCAAAAAAATGAGCAACCTTCTGCTGATGTGAAGACGGAAGTAAAACCACCTGTTACGCAACAAGCTGAACCAGTTGTGCCTGTTGAAACTAAACCTGCTGATAA